CAACATCATCAGATCAGCATTAATGGATCCAGAAATGGAAGAGCTACCAACTGATTCTGTGAGGGGTGTAGATTTTAGGATAACCAAAACTTCCAAAGGCGGTTATGCTGATTACTCTACTTCCAAATGGTCAAGAAGAGAACGAGCTTTGGATGAAGCGGAGAGAGCGGCGATAGACAAGTATGGTCTACACAATCTCAATGACTTCAGACCTAAAGAACCAACAGATGCAGAAGTAAAAATAATCAAAGAATTATTTGAAAAATCTGTTGAGGGTGAAGCATACGATCTGGAAAAATACGGACAGTATTACAAACCAGCGGGCGTGTCTTACCAACCACAATCTAACGGCTCAGCGGCGAGTGCGACTAATACAACAGCGGCACCAGTGGTGGAAACTACTGTGGCTCCTGTAGCACCAGCGGCGATAGTCACAGAAACTACTGCTCCAACAGCAACTACAGCACCAGCAGGTGACAGTGCTAAAAGAGCGGAAGACATTCTGAAACTCATTAGATCTAGACAGAGCAAGTAATAACCCTTTACCAAGTAGTCACTCTATTGACAGCGTGGCTACTTGGTGTTAATATACACATATGACAAAACCATTCGATATATCAAAATTTAGAAAGAACATCACCAAGTCAATCCAAGGATTGGGTTTGGGATTCAATGATCCCACAGACTGGATCTCAACCGGCAACTTCGCATTGAACTATCTCATATCGGGAGATTTCAACAAAGGTATTCCTTTGGGCAAGGTATCTGTACTGGCAGGAGAATCAGGTGCAGGTAAATCCTACATCGCTTCAGGCAATATTATTAAAAATGCTCAGGCACAGGGTATCTATGTGATACTGATTGACACAGAGAATGCACTCGACGAGGCATGGTTAAAAGCACTGGATGTGGACACATCTGAAGATAAGTTGTTGAAACTTAATATGAGCATGATCGACGATGTAGCGAAAACAGTATCTGAATTCATGAAAGGATACAAAGAAGAACACGCTGACAACAGAGAAAATGCACCCAAAGTATTGTTCGTTATAGATTCATTGGGTATGTTGTTAACACCAACCGATGTGAATCAATTCGAGGCTGGAGACATGAAGGGTGACATGGGTAGAAAACCCAAAGCACTGACTTCGTTGGTTCGTAACACGGTCAATATGTTTGGCTCCTACAACGTGGGATTGATAGCAACCAATCACACATATGCTTCACAGGATATGTTTGATCCAGATGACAAAATATCAGGCGGACAGGGATTTATCTATGCATCATCTATTGTGATAGCGATGAAAAAATTAAAATTAAAAGAAGATGAAGATGGCAATAAAGTTTCAGATGTGAGAGGTATAAGAGCCGCTTGTAAAGTTATGAAAACTCGATATGCCAAACCTTTTGAAAGTGTTCAGGTCAAGATTCCATATGACACAGGTATGGATCCATACTCTGGTCTAGTAGAACTGTTTGAGAAGAAAGGTCTATTAAAGCAGACAGGAAACCGTTTGAAATATGTGGATTCTAAAGGTGCTGAAATCATAGAGTTCCGAAAAAACTGGACTGGCGATAAATTAGACATAGTTATGGAAGATTTCCATAACGTCAAGGAAACAATAAAAGAACCAGAAACAGTAAAGGAAACCGAGCAGGATGGAACAGATGAATAAACACCAGATTGAAGAAATTTGGAATACAGTTTCAAACTATCTGCCTGAGAGAATGAAAATAGACTGTGCTGTGGATTACATCAAGACACTCGTTGATTTAGATATTGATACTCGAGTGATAAAATCTGCAGGCGAGCACGATGATCGTTTACAACAGGCCATTGAAGCAGTTCTAGCAGAGGACGAAGAAGCGAGCATCGAAGACGAATACTACGAGGAAGAATGAGTTGGTACTCCACATTGAGCAAAGATCTCAGCAAGATTCCAGATTGTATACAACATTATTATAATGAGTTGGAACAGGCCCGCAAGGAAGTGGGCATATATGGCAATCTCGAAAAGAACAGCGCCGCGATGCCGGGACAGGTGGAACATCGTTTCAACCAGTTACAGGAAATAGAAGCCATACTGGAATATCTCAACATTGAAAAGAGACAATTGAGATCTAAATTTTTTAAAAAATATCTTGAGAACTATCAGCGAGCTCTCACATCCAGAGACGTGGACAAGTACGTGGACGGTGAGGCCGATGTGGTTGACATGGATAAAATTGTGCTAGAGTTTGCCCTACTGAGGAACAAATGGTTGGGCATAATCAAAGGTCTAGATCAAAAACAATGGCAACTTACCAATATCGTTAAATTACGAGTAGCGGGAATGGAAGATGCCTCAGTCAGATAGAATCATACTCACAGACGTGGACGGAGTGCTCCTGGAATGGGAGAATCATTTTGCCAATTGGATGTTGACCAAGGGCTATCAACAAAAACCTGGCAAGGAAAAGATCTATTCAATGGACAAAAGATACGGATTGACAAAGAAGAAAAAAGAAGAACTAATCAAAGAGTTCAATAATTCAGCATGGATGAGTACACAGACTCCACTGCCCGAATCCCAAACCTGGGTCAAACTGCTACACGCAGAGGGATGGACATTCATACCCATAACATCACAAACAGCAGATATACCAGCACAGGAATTGCGGAAAAGAAGACTGCAGGAGCTGTTTGGTGGCACTGTGTTTGAAAACTTTTTCATCCTGGACACCGGGGCTGACAAAGATTCAGCACTGGCAGAATTCCACGGCACAGGACTATGGTGGGTGGAAGACAAACCAGAGAATGCACTGTTGGGTTTGGAATATGGATTGAAACCTTTGTTGGTCGACCAAACATACAATCGCAAATTCAAACACCAAAATATCACAAGAGTGAAACACTGGAAACATATATACAGAGTAATCAACGGAAGAATATAATATGAGTTTACCAGTTTATGTAGGTTGGGATTCACGAGAAGATATCGCTTACCAGGTATGCGAGCATTCTATCAAGAGAAGAGATCCTGGAGCAAAAGTTATACCCCTCAAACAAAAAGATATGCGATCAGACGGACTGTATCGCAGAGATACAGATAAACTGGCCACAACAGAATTCACATTCACTCGATTCTTTATTCCCTATCTACAAGATTACAAAGGCTGGGCGGTATTCTGCGACTGTGATTTCGTATGGCAGATCCCGACCACAGAGCTAGAACAATACTGCGACGACTCTAAAGCGGTGGTATGTGTGCAACATGATTACACTCCCAAAGAAGGATCTATGAAGATGGACGGACAGGTACAAACTGTGTATCCAAGAAAGAACTGGAGTTCGATGGTGCTGTGGAACTGTGCCCACCCTGCAAACAAAATTCTTACACCAGAAGTGCTCAACAAGGAGAGCGGAGCATTCATGCACCGCTTCCAATGGTTGGCTGATTCAGAGATTGGATCATTACCACATCACTACAATTGGTTGGTGGGATGGTACAAAGAGCCCTCAGACGGTGCCCCGAAAATATTACACTACACGGAAGGCGGACCGTGGTTTGATGGATACAGAGATTGCGAGTATGCCGATGTGTGGAAGAAAGAACTTATAAATCTTTTCTCATCGTAAAATGAATCTCACAGAACTCAATAAAAAATTCAATACCGACAAGGGCGGCAAACACTGTTATCTAGAAAAATACTATCAAAACAAATTTGATCCCATCAGAGAGACAGCTACAAAAATATTAGAGATCGGTGTGTACGAAGGTGCATCCGTTAGACTATGGCGAGAATATTTTAGTAATGCCGATATCTATGCTTTGGAAAAACTCTCAAAGAGGGCGGGAATGTTTGATGGTGAACCGAGGATACATCTTGTAATAGGCGATTCGACTGATAAAAAATCTTATATGCAGATCCCCCACGACATGGATGTTATCATAGACGATGGGTCACACAGACCCGAAGATCAATTTGCAACTTTCCAACAGGCCTATTCTAATCTTGCCGAGAACGGACTGTACATAATAGAAGATGTTAGGGATATTGAACATCTATCTAAATTATTCAACGAACAAAATATTGATTTTAAAATATATGATTATAGAGAATCGGCCGAGCCCGACACTGTAATATTTGAAATTGTCAAATGATTCCTATAATAAATTTAGATAGAATACAACTATTAAATGTGTTGCCAAAGAATGCAACGGTTGCGGAAATTGGCGTGTATAGGGGAGAATATTCCGAACACATTGTAAAAAATTCACACCCAGACAAATTAATATTAATTGATCCTTGGAAAACAATGCTAGATGCAGATCATGTTGATCCAAAATTTGAATACTTTTACAACGAAGTTGTAATAAAATTCAAGGACAATAAAAATATCGAAATTATTAGAAAAACGAGCACAGATGCTTTACAGGATATCAACAACGAAACATTAGATTGGGTATATATAGATGGCAACCACAACTACGAACCCTGCCTAGATGATTTAAGAACATATGCTCCTAAAGTAAAAGAAGATGGATATATATGCGGACATGATTGGGTCACTCGACCCAAACCCGGATTCGGTGTTAATCAGGCAGTGGAAGAATTTGTGAAAGAAACAGGATTTGTATTGATTGGACTCACTAACGAAATCAATTTCAAAAGTTATGTTATAGCAAAGAACTCGGAGTCGTCCTCCCTGTTAAATTTATAAATCTCGATATTAACAATAGATCTTTCTTGCCTTCTCTAACAATTTAAAATTTTTATCTTTAAATTTTTGCTGTCCGTATGCATGACCAAACCAAGATGCTGTTCCGTTCTTCTTGTTAAATTTCCAATCCATACGTTCGCTTATG